AGCAATATAGTCAGCAAGGTGGTGTTTTAAAGCTCTATGGCAGAAACGTAACAGCCATTACAGAAATCACGGCCAAAGACTCGACAGGCGGTGATGTTACTCTCACAACAGACGATTACAGCTATAACGATGTAACTGAAGAGGTGACAGTAAGTGGTGTGCTTTATTATGACATCAACATAACTTATGCTTGTGGTGCCGCTACAGCTAATCTGCCGGGTGCAGTGAAACAAGCAATACTCATGATGATCAGTACCATGTACAACAATCGTGAAGATTTTATCACTGGGCTTAGCGTTGAAAAAATGCCGATGACCAGTAAACATTTACTTAGCATGAGTCGTGATTATGTATCATAATATTAACGCTGGCCGTTTACGTCATTATGTTGAGCTGTATTTACCTAGTAATGATACAGATGAATATGGTGAAGTTGTTGATAAAGAACTTGTGTTTGATGCCAGGGCGCATGTTAAAACAGTCAGTGGTAGTAAAGTTCAGGGTTACGGAACAACAACCACCAGCACGATAATTACTGTATTGATGTGGTATGATGAACGTGCTGAAGATAAACAAGTATTAGTCCATAACGGTGTTGAATATGAAGTAAATCATGTCAACCCTGATGACTATCTTAAAGCCATGATCTTAACTTGCGAGGTGATCAAGAAATGACAGATACAATTAATGTACCAATTATTACGCCGGGAACATGGCAAGCAGTAACCACAGCAGGTGCGGGAGGTGCATCAGGTGTTGCGTCCATAGCAGGTAACGGTCAACACTGTATTCACACCGGTTTACCTGCAACATCACTCGTAGGACATCGATTCAAAGGTGATATTGTTCCGTTTTCCTTGGTTGAAGGTGAGTCGCTATGTGTGAAAGCAGACACAGCAACCACAATCATCATTACTGAGGATTAATTATGGGATATCCTATAAGCGGTAAACCACCTGTTGCATCTGATCTGTACGGATGGGTAGATTATATTCAGCCTTTTTCTTCCGCACGAGGTCGAGGAACCAGTGAACCTACCTGGACAGACATGGGTAACGGGCACTTTGCATATCAATTTACAGTTGGTGAAGAACTGTTCGTACCTGAACACATAAGGCATAATTACAAGAAAGGAACAAAGGCATACCCTCATGTGCATTTTTGCTCAGATCAGACAATGAGTGCGGGTGACCAAATAACTTGGAGATATGGATATGTTAAAGCTAAAGGTCATTCACAGGGTGAATCAATGACTGTACCGGAAACAAGTTTCGATATGACTTACACAGCAACAGGTAATGAAATTGCAGGTGAACATATCATACTCGAATGTACCGAAGCACAAGCGTTTGACCTTCTTGAACCTGATACTTACCTTAGTGGTAGGTTCGAACTTATCGGCACTAATACAGCAGGTAGAATATTCGCACAGTTCGGCGATTTACATGTCGAAACAGACAGAGATGGTACACCAGGGAAAGCACCTGATTTCTACAGTTAATTGGAGATATTTATGTCATACAACATACTGACAGCATTCAAAGCAGCATTAAGCGGCACTGTAGGTAGCTGGTTAAGAGTTCTTTCGTTGGACCTCATTGAAGCATCTACAGTTGAAGGTTTCCGGTTCGGCCACACTTTCAACATATCACTAGCTGCCAGTGGTGAGGCAGATACTAAATATTTTTTATATCTTAATCCACCAGGTTCAAACATAACCATGACACTACAAGAAAGGCGTTTCAAATCACTGAACGGTGAAGCCGAAATGGAAATTTTGTGGAACGTTGAAAGTTATGTTGCTGGTACATTAGAAGAAACGTTCAACCAGCGAAACACTAAAGGACCTGGTGTGGTTGAAATCAGTGAGATTGCACCACCTGTACTTGGTACAGGTTTTAAAGTACGCGAGACTGATTTCCTTACTGGTGCAGGACAGGGTTCTAATAGCAGTGGTGATCTTTCATCTGGTACAGGGTTCAGGATGTACGGCCCGGGCACTTACTTCATATTTAAGGTTGTCAATCTTCACAATCAAGCTAATCGCATTCTGATCGGTTATGATTGGGTGGAGATACCAGACACAGTGGTAACACCATGAGTGATTTAGCATTAGTAATAGCATTACTTAAAACCAAGATAGGTGACAACGTGTATTCTGGTGAAATACCGGAAACACAAACAGAACCTTCATTGCTTGTTGCAAATGTAGCAAATCCATTCAGCAGGGTGTTAAGTGGTCGAAAAGTGAAGAAAAGCAGCACTTGGCGTATAACAGTTGTTGCTAAACGTCAATCTGATGTAGAATCTATATTAGACATGCTCGAAGATATGGACGGTATCAGAACCACCGATTTTCAGCGTGTGTATACAAACTTAGTAATGACCGAATTCGGTTTAATTGAACAGCCATATCGTAGAGCGTTTTACGATATGACAGCTTATAAATAATGTAGGAGTACAATGTATGCTAGAAGATGTGACATTAGCTGCAGGGACCATTGTTGAACAATACGACAGTGATGGTGTTTGGAAACGTGTACCTCGTATCACTTCAACTGGTGATACAGGTTCGTTAGCTGAAGCAAAAGAGAAAACAACAACAGAAGATCGTATTAAACGTTACGGATCCGGTTTACGTGATGGTGGTGATAAAAACTTCAAAGGTCAAATTATCCCGCCTCAAACCGAAGGTTCTGAACATTTTACAGATCGTGCAATTCAGCAAATCTTCTTGGACCGTTGTAAAAACGAAGAAGAAATGCAAATGCGGATCACGTTCCCTGATTCAGAACGAGGTACTTTCACGTTCAAATCATTAGGCTACCAGGCAGACGATGTGACAGCAGAAGATTGGCGCATGTTCAGTGCTAACGGCAAGCAGAATTCGTTTGTTGCTTGGACAACAGCACCGCTATTAACCGCTGTCGTATTGACCGGTACAGGAACATTAACCGTGGGTGAAGGTGAGCAATTAACTGTTGCTAACACACCTTTAGATGCTTTTTACGAAGTCAACCAAGACACATTTGTTTCGGATGACCCTGCTATTGCATCAGTGACCAAATGGGGTTACGTTAAAGGTATTTCAGCAGGTACAGTGAACATTACTGTTACACGTACCACAGGTGGCGGAACTACCGTTACTCACAGCTTAGAAATCGTGGTATCTTAACCTTATTGGTCATGGTTAACAGGATCATGACCAACTTAAAAACAGGATGACAATAAATGTTAAAATTAACAGGTTTAGTAAAAACAATACCGTTTCAGTTTACAGATTTAGATGGTTCTGTACATGATCTGGAAGTTGGTGAATTCACCATTGCAGATGTTAAAAAATTAATCGAACTTCAAGAGCCGATCCTTGCAGACACAATGAGCGTGGCTGAACAATCAGAAAAAATTGTTGCTTCACGTATTGTTTGTGCGGTTAAAATTCAAGGAACACAAGAGCATTTTTGGGACACCATTGAAAGTTTCACATTATCTAATTACCCTAACGGTCTTGTGGATAGTCTTTATCCTATGGTCGGTGAATTAAACCCTATTAATTTATCTGATGACCTTGAAGGAAAAAAAAACGAATCTTAAATGATGGTCATGCGCTTTTAATTAAACGTATCTGCCAGTTTCTTCGTAGACCAGTGTTTGAGGTGATGCAATTTCCTGCATCTGAACTTGAACACTGGTCTTTGTATTTCAGTATCGATGATAACCAGGATAAACCAGCAGTTAAGCAAGAACACGTAGATGTTAACGAGTGTAAAAAATCATTCAGAGAATTATGGAACTAAACTATGGCTAAAACGAGGATCACAGTTGAATCAGATTTAGGTGACTTAGTTAATGACCTGCTAAAACTTGCTGAAGATTTCCCCGAAGCAATAAAAGAAGCCGCAGATGCACAGATGGAATTGTTTGAATCTGCAATCAAGACTAATTGGGCATCTATGGTCCCTTGGGGCCATGTCGGTGATTATGTTTATGACTCCATAGGTTATAACACTGAATACGGTGACAACAAGATCGACATAGTTGGCATGGCAGGTGTATTTCTTATCGACAGTGTGACAGCCAAACACGGCTATGATGTTCCTATTGTAAAAAAGAACGGGGCAACTAAAGAAAAAATTAAAGCTCCACAATTAGCGTACTGGGCTGAGTTCGGTTATTCACCTAAAAACGGTGCTTATCAAGCAGGTGTGCCTTTCATGAGTAATGCGTATTATGCTACATTAGCTGAACAAGAAAGCGTTTTTGCTGATACATTACAGGCTTCAATTAACAAAAGGTTGATGAAATGAGTGAACAAAGAATACAGACGGT